ATTCCGACCATAATTTCTGAAATCAGACCCCCCCCTCTGATTTAAAAACCGTTTTCCTTTCCGACCGAGCTGCGTAGAATCTGGTTCTTACCCAAATATTCCGTATATTTGACAAAAAAAAGGTATGGCCAAATCTAGGAAGGAGTATCCAAAACCAAAGAGCAGAAAATCGATCAAGCGAGTCGACAATATGATAAAAATAAATGATAAAAAAATCGCTAAATTTGTAGAAGAATATGCTACTAGAAATTCATAATACTATACCTGTCGGACTGAATCTTGGTTTCGAGATTTACAGCAAAGATGACGAGTATGATCACCATGAGGTACATATTAATTTATTAATTATAAAACTTGTTTTCAAATGGCAATGAATAAATACGGGAGACTATCAAATTCTATCCCATCTACAACTTCAACAACTAAGCCACCTAAAGAAGAGGGCACGCAAAAAAAAATGTATACCGAAGAAGAGTTCGTAGCAAACAGTAATGCGGCTCGTGCCTATGAGGATGAGTTAAAGGCTTACGAAACAAATCTTGATACATATAAAAAGAATTTAGCCTTATATTCTAAGGGCCCAGACGCAATAAAAGAATCGGCTGGAGATATTAAATTAACAGAGTTTAACGTAAAGGGTGGTAAAAAGAAGGTTGTTGGTTCTGATTCATTTTCTGCTGAAAAATTTAATGCCGATCTAGATAAAAGTATAAAGTCTGGAGACGTTGTGGATCTTTATGATAAATCAATAGATCCTACTACGAGGAGATTAATATTAAATTCGAGCACTCTGTCTGGTGAAGTTAAGCCTGACGTTTATGGCAAGGTTTCAAAAGTGTATATTCCAAAAGGGACTAAATTCACAAACTACAGCCAGATATATGGTGAAAACTTTAATCCAGAAGAATACTATAAAGCATCAAAAGGTAAAAACTTTGACAAGTATTTACAAGACAAAGGATATGTAGGTAGATCTTTTGTTGCTAGGACTGGTGCTAGTATGTACTATGAAAAACCAACCGAGCCAATAAAGCCGACCCCTAAACCTATAGAAAGGATAAAAGGTAGCCAGGTAAAATGGAACCCTATAGAACTACCGAAAGCGACTCAAATTGAAAATAAATACAAACCACTATCTGTTGCGGAAGCACCAAAAGAAGGTAATTGGAATAATCCAGAGCCAAAGGGCTACAAAACAAAGAGAGAGGTAGTTAAGAGCAGAGAGGGTGGCCAAGACAAAAAGGTTAGCCCATTCTCTACCGTGCTTGTCCCCAAGAAAGATGGCGGAGGGGTCAGGAAGATGCCAGCAATACTAGTTGGAAAAGAAAAGGTTGAGACCGAAAAGGCAAAGGGCTGGAGATATAAGAGAGAGGAAAGACAGGCAAAAGCATTTTACGCTCCAAAAAGTGATTTAGGGCATGGTGGATACTACGAGATGGGCGACCAAGCGTTTGACGATCAAGGCCAATCTGTAGATATGTCTAAAGTTATAAAGTCAGACCTTAAAAATATTAAGGCCGAAAGAAGTAATTGGAAACAAAACACAAGCCTTAGCGGATCTGAAAAGAGAGAGGGTTTAAAAGAATACAGGTCAGACATTAAACAGGCTAGATTATCTGGTAGATACGCTAAAAGAGGTGACCTTAGCTCTGCTGGAGATGAAACGTGGAGGGAGAGCGACAAGTCAAAGTTAACATATTTTACTCCAGATGTTAAAAAAACTGGAGATAGTGGGGCAATGAGTGGATACACTAGCGCTGCAATGCAAAATATTGAAAGAATCAAGTCTCTTAATACGGCAGAGGGTCAAAATAGATTAAATGCTTCGATAACAAAAAGGACTAAGTCAGAAAATTTCATCAAGGCTGCCGAGGACAACGCTACAAATCGCAACAGCACTCAGGCCAGGATGGCACTTTTCCCTGGATGGGGTAAAAAAATAAAATAAATCATCCAAAATTTCTAAAAATTGGGGTCACTGACCCCTTTTTTTGTTTACAGTAAACAAAAAATTACTAAATTTGGTGTAAAATTTAATAAAATGATAGTAAAGGAGATCCATTTTGGCGATGAAGGCCAAAAAAAATTAAAGCTTGGCATCAAGAAGATTGCTGGGGCGGTAAAGAGTACTCTTGGCGCAAGAGGTCGGACTGTATTAATCGAGTCAGAGCAGCACGTGGGGGGAATTACAGTAACAAAGGACGGTGTAACGGTGGCAAAGGCTATCAACTTGTACGACCCGACCGAGAACCTGGCCGTCATCATGATGAGGCAGGCAGCAGACAAGACGGCAACAGTGGCTGGTGACGGTACAACGACATCAATTGTCTTGGCAGAGGCTATAATTGACGCATCTGACAAGTATCTAAAGCCCGACCACAATGTAACCGAGGTGATACGCAAGATAAACGCCATCACCAAGAAGGTCGTCTCTATTTTAGATAAAAAATCAAAAAAAGTAAACGGCAGGAGGCTGTATGACGTGGCCACTATATCGTCAAACAATGACCACGAGGTGGGCAAGATGATCGGTGACGCATTCTCAGAGGTTTCTCTTGTGACCGTTGAGAACAGCATGAACTCTGAGACAAGGGCCGAGATTATTAATGGGATGCGTATCGAGAGAGGATACACGTCACAATACTTTGTGACTGACGCAAAGAAGCAGGAGTGTGTCCTTGACAACCCGTACGTACTTATATGCGACCACGAGATCAGCAACATATCAAACCTAGAGAAGGTACTCGCTCCAATTGTCTCTCAGGGCAAGTCGTTGCTCATCATTGGCACATTAGGGCCAAACGCACTTCAGACGCTAAACGTGAACGTGTACCAGGGCAAGATTAAGGCGTGCAATATTATTCCTCCATCCTTTGGATACAGACAGAAAGACCTGCTGAAAGATTTAGCGGTAGCCCTTGGTGGCACATACTTCAGCGATGACACTGGTGACGATCTGTCAATCATATCTCTTAGCGACCTTGGAAGAGCGTCAAAGGTAATTGTAAGAAAGGACATGACCGTGTTTATGCACCAGTCTGAGTTTAAGTCTGACATTGACAACCACCTTGCTGATTTAAAGGGAATGATAGACCAGACAGACAGCCAAGAGGACAGGGAATTCTTAAGAGAGAGGATAGCCAACATATCTGGTGGAATAGGGGTGATATATGTCGGTGCACAGAGCGACATTGAGCAGAAGGAGAAGAGAGACAGGATAGATGACGCTGTGTACGCTGTGATGGCGGCACTAGAGGAGGGCATTCTTCCAGGGGGTGGGATTGCCTTGGCAGAGTGTGCATCGTTGATAGATGACCACGAGGACGTGGCGGCTAAGATCATGTATGACGCACTAATATCACCATTCAATCAGATTCTAGTTAACGCAGGCAAGAACCCGAAATCTATCGCACTCAATATGCTTGAGAACAAGGGATGGGGATATGACGTAAAGAATGATGTGGCTGGTGACATGATAAAGATGGGGATCATTGACCCGACCAAGGTCACAAAGAATGCACTACTAAATGCTGTGTCTGTTGCGACCACAATAATGAGTACTAACGCAATTATAACAAATATCAGAGCAGATGAGAGTTCTAAATAAGTTCATACTAATCGAGAAGATTGTAGAGCAGAAAAAATCAAGCAGCGGACTAATACTTAGCGGTGACGAGTACCAGGACATGAGGTACCAGTACGGTATAATCGTTGAGCCAGGGATCAATGTTGTAGGAATGTCAAACGGTGACAAGGTGATGTACGACAAGGTTCACTCATACGAGGTCCTAATTGACAACAATAGGTTTACTGTTGTTCAGGAGAAGGACATTGTTTGCGTTCTTTAAAGTCTGAGTTAAATCTCTTTATAGCGTGGGCTAGCATCCTCTCGGAGTAAGAGGCGTTTGGTTTCATTACCTTATTTCGTCTTGGTGTCTCTGGGAAGGGTTCTAGCCCAGTTAGCTTTCTATACATACTGGCTATCATCTTTTTAGACTGGAACGATAGCTCGTACAGGTTGTACTCTCCGTACCTTCTTTTCCTCCATATTGAGATGAACCCCTCTCTAAGTAGTCTGTCAAATCTTCTTTTATCCCAAGACATAAACGATGCGTACTCGTTAAATTTTGACCTGGTGAATAGTTTCTCTGAGTACAGGTACAATAGCATATCAACGTCTGCAGATGACTTTAGCCCGTACTGGAATATGGCCCACTTTCTAATCATCCCCCAGTTCTTAAGAAAGTCGTACTTGGTATCTCTGCCATAGTAAATAGCGTCAACACGCTTCTTTCTCTTTTTAATTATTCTCATTTTTATTATATTTGTACTTTAAAACAAAGTTATGAAAAATAGATCTACAAAGACAACCACAATAACGCCAATTGAAAAAAATGTGGCATATGCTGAGGCGATGGTAAATTCAGTTAAAATGGCGACGCAAGAGGGCATTGCCGAGGCTACTGGAGATATGTATAATAAAAATACTTTCAAAAACAACACCGTTGACTTGTTTAACAGAAAGAAGTACGACATCTCAAGAGAGTTTGACGGTAGAGAGGTAGAGGGCACAATGATGGAGCGTCCTACATTAGGGGGTGGCAAGATGGTAGTAGAGAATTTTAACAATATGCCTGGGGGTGGATCTCACACACAAAGGACTAGATTTAACTCTGAGGGTATGCCAGTTAAAAGAACTATCAAAGACAAAAAAATAAATCCACGTGGGTAGTTATGTCTATCGTTGATTGGCCATGATTATAATTAAGAAACACTACGGATTTGGCGACACGGTACAGGCAATAACCAGGGCCACTGGGATTGAAAAAGTTGTAAAGGCCGTGGCTGGAGAGGACTGTGGGTGTAACGAAAGAAAAGAAAAACTAAACGATCCAAACTTATTAATTAACAGAATATTTTATGGGACAGAGCAAGACATCCAAGTACTACGCAAGCAACCCGAAGGCGGCAGAGAAGAGGAGAGAGTATCAGAGGGAGCTGAATAAAAGCGAGTCTGAGAAGAAGTACAGGGCAGAGCACACTAAGGAGAGAAGAAAGAGGGGGATTGATGGCAAGGGTGGCCCTGACGTTAGTATGAAAAAAAATGGTAAATTTGTACTTGAGTCTCCTTCTATCAATAGAGGTAGAAACGGGGCCAATGGAAAAAGCACAAAAAAATAACTTTTAAAAAAAGAATATGCCAGTATCAATACCAGCAGGGACAAAGTTTGAGGCTATTAAGCCTACAACAGTTGTCAACAGAAGATCAGCGTTAGTCAACTCTAACGATCAAACATTTACTATTGAGGATATTGTTGCCGCAGCAGGTGGTGGCACTTTTCCTATAACAAACAACTACATACCAAAGGCTGATAATGCTGGAGGATTAATTGATTCAGGTTTATATGAAGTTATTTTTGCTGGGGACAAAATTTTGTCTGGTTTATATGATGGCGGTCTTAGCTTTTCTACTACTTCTAGTGCTGAATTAATTGTAATCAACAGTGGTCTTCCTAAATTTGCCAGGATTGGTGACACATATGGTTCTAATGGACCGCCTTTTGGAATTGATATTGATTCTGCAAGTGGAGGTGTAAATATTATAACCAACGGTGTAAATGTTTTAGGTTTTAATCAATTAACTGGAGACTATCAAATCGGTGGATCAACTAGTAGATTTGGAATAAAAGATGCCGATACAGTTCACCCAACTTTGCAAGCAACTCCAGACATGATTCAAAATATATTAGGGGTAAATTATCTTTTAATTGATATATCTGGAACTGTATATAAAATACAATTAATTCCTTAATAATGGACAAAGAAAAAGCATTAATAATAATTGAAAGAGCCTTAGACGAGGCTACAAAAAAAGGCGTTTATAGCCTTGTAGATGTGGCCGCTATTTTAAACGCACTTAACACCATAAAAAACGACTAAAGATGGCATATCAAAAATTACAACAAGGAAGAGCTGCTGAGGTAACTCCAGACGATATTAACAAGATACCATACATTGGGTATCCAAGCGAGACATGGCCATGCGTACTTTATATTGGAGTAACTGGTGATGTACGGGTGCTAACAGCTGGCGGTGACGATGTTATATTCTATAATGTTCAAGGGGGGACTGTGCTACCTATTCAAGTAATACAGGTATTTACAACCAACACAACGGCATTACGCATTGTAGCACTTTGGTAAGATGGCTCTCATTAGCAATGAAGGTAATGTTGGGCTAACCAGTACAGTTCTTTACGAGTGCAGGTCTCAAAATGTGTGCGCTATAAATTACATTAGATTTTCAAACTCAGCATCTAACTATGATGTTATCCTACAAAAGTACGTTGCATCAAGCGCTACAACTGTTGACATATACACGCTAACACTAACTCACGGTGACACCGTGACTGACGACATGGTGTACATACTATATAACGGTGACAAGATACTGGCCACAACAACTGACGCAAACACCACATTTATAATCAGCGGAGAAGAGGGACCTAACTTATCTTTCTTAAGATGCAAGTAACTGACGGATCGGGATATATATTTGGGCCTCACGGGCTACAGGTAAATGGAGCTGACGGTAAGCCAAAGGTAATATCTGGTGGTGGAGCAACTCCAACTGGGTACTACCTACAGTATTTAGACGAGATCACTCAGCCATTAGGAGCCGCCAATGTAGGGCAAGAGGTTAGATTCAGAACACCCGATATCACTAATGGTATCAGTATGGTGAATGACACAAAGATAACATTCGCACACACAGGAATATACAACCTACAGTTTAGCTTTCAATTCAAGAACATAGATGTCCAGGATCATGACGTGGTGGTGTGGCTGAGAAAGAATGGTGTTGATGTCTTAGGTAGCTCAGGCTATGTAGATGTTGCGGCATCACATGGAGGTGTACCTGGTCATATAATAGTAGCGTGGAACTACCTACTTGATGTGGTAGGTGGTGATTACTATGAGATAATATGGAGTGGCACGAGCACTGATGTTACTATGGAGTTCTATCCCGCAGGGAGCCCTCCTCCATCTGCAGCCTCTGCTATTCTAACGGTTACACAGCAGTCAGGTATTATGGCAGGCACAGGTATGACAGCATTGAATGGGCTGAGTGCTGATGTACAGACCATCAGTACAGGTACTACAGGCACTGACTTCAATGTTATATCTAGTGGCACTGACCATCAGTTCAATCTACCCACAGCATCAGCACTAACAAGGGGAGCATTGAGTACTACTGATTGGACCACCTTCAACGATAAGCAGACAGCTCTAGTATCGGGAACAAATATCAAGACAATTAATGGCGGATCAATACTAAGTAGTGGTAATATATTATTACAAACTATACTGATTAGTGGGACTAATATTAAGACTGTTAATGGCACATCTTTAATGGGTAGTGGGAACATTAACACCAACCCAAGGACACTAACCAGTATGAACGGGACAAATCTAACAGGCACAGCCAATCAGATAAGCGCATCATATATGATACCTGCAAACACATTGGTAACTAACAACACCATTGATATCAGGAGCTTGTTGACCAAATCAGCAGGTAGTACTACATCTACAGCTAGGATGTACATTAACACTACCAATAGCTTAACAGGGGCCACATTAATAGGTACAGCAGGGGCGATGAACGCTGCTACATATATACAGAAGTTTTGGAGAAGTTTTTTCTATGATGGTACAAATCTATGCGTCTATAACCCTGCCAATGGTATCAGCTCAGATATCACATCAGGCACACTTACATCGGTGCCGTTTAACCGAACCATTAATAATTATCTTATTTTTGCCGTTCAAAACGGTACAACTACACCCGATGACTTGGGACACAAGAGAGTAATAGTAATGCTGTATGATTAGTACATTCACATATAATGGTATTGAGTACACAATCACTGGACCTATTGAGGTGATAGGTGATGCTCAGATTCATGTTGAAACAGACAAGGGTATCATTCTAGTTGATGATACGATGGAGGTATATAAGTACCTAATACAAAATTAAATAGTCATATTTTTCATATCTTTGTTGTTATGAAATATGCATCTGTATTACTCTTATCAATTCTTATATTTTCATGCTCTCTTGAAAGAAGATTAGCAAAGTACTGTCCTCTGTGCACACAGAAAGATAGCGTTGTTACGGTTACACAATACAGAGACACTACAATCAAAATTCCTGGAGAAACAGTATTTATTGAGGACACACTTTTTTGTGACTCTTTGGGTAATGTGTACGCATCTAGATTAGCAGAACGAGATGGAACCATACTTAAGCTTGAAACTAGAATTAGAAACAATAAGTACAAGGTAATTGCAAGGACGGATACAATATACAAGACTGTAGAAGGGAACACTATATACAAGACAAAAATCGTAACTAAAACTCAAAAGCCAGAACGAATTAAATACATACCGTGGTGGGTAAACTTCTTTGCTGTATTGGGGGGAATTTTATTCATCATTATACTAATATATGTCACAATAAAGATTATTAAAAAAAGCATCATACCTATTTCATGAAAACAAAAATAACACTCGTAGCATTGACAATCTCATCATTTTTTGCACCAATAGAGCTAATGGCTCTTGTTTTAATGTTTATAATATTTATAGACACCGTAGTTAAGCTCATATCCCTTAGAAAGATTGCCAGGGAATCAAAAAGGAATTACAGGGATGTTTTTAAGTCTAGAATACTAAGATGCGGATACATATATAAGGCGCTTGGATATTATATTACAGCTGGGGTTATATTCCCACTGGACTATTATGCACTTACCCCGTTTATTAATGGGATGTTAAAGTTCTTAAATTTTGACTTTATGATTAGTGTTCCAGCTATTCTAACTAACATATTGTTAGGTATATTTTCAAT